TTCTGCAAACTGTTTAGCTAATGCTTCTTTATCTTTTAAATAAGGTACATATATTGGAAACTCAGCGCAGGTTTCATATAAAGCACCGAGGTCCGTGGTCATTGCAACGAGTCCCGCGGCTAACGATTCCATAGCTGCTAAACAAAATGTTTCTTCAAATGTTGATGGATGAACATAACAGTCATAGGTATGAAGTACCTTCATTAACTCCTTATGATTTAAATAATCTTTATAATTAACATTCTTAATTGATTTTGCTTTATCATATAAAGCTGTAAATTGTTTATCAGTTATGTTTTTAAAAGCATCACCATATATTTGTGTGCTTGAATATATATCTAATTCTACCTTATCTGTTTTAATCTTCTCCATAGCCATTAATAAAACATCTAAGCCACGCCAAGGAGTTGAAGTATAAACAAGCTTTAATTTTTCTTTAGGTTTAAAATCAGACTTCACTATTAAATCATCATCAAATCCATTTTTAATAACTAATGATATATCTGTTGGTATATCAAATATCATTCTATACTTTTCATATGTCCAATGTGAATTGAACACGTACCAATCATATTTTCTATGATTTAATTTGTTCTTAAACCAAGGATAAATATTAGGTTGATCATAACTATTATGAACCCAAAGGATATTTGTTTTGTTTATAACAAGAGGTGTCTTTTCTGGAATAGATGTGGTGATATTAACTTTATCAAGTAACTCTTTTGATACGTACTTATGTAAGTATTCTAATTGAATTTCGGTGCCACCGTATGGATTCATTATTTGGTTTTACCAAATACCTGTAAAGATGCAACTGTTATTTGTACGTCTCTTTGTAAATCTTCTGCTTTTGTAGGTGTGTTAGGGTTTGCAACATCTGCATTAAATTCAGCTATGGAGTCATAAACTTCTCCAGTAGTTTTATTTTTAATAATCTCAACTGCTTTAGCTGGTAGAACCGGAACCTCAACTCCATCTATTATTGTAGTTTTCATAAAGTAATATTATATACTATTAACGTCTTCCTTGTCCACGATATTCCTTGTGGTCGTTTCTTTTATTTGGACTTTTACTATGTCTTCCAGGTCTTTTTTTATTAGTGTACTTAATAAAAGAACCTGATCCATTACTTACTTTTCTAGCCATTTTGTTGAGATCTATTTATCAAAGCGTATGATATTTGTCCAGAGATAGCATTTCCAGTTGCCGATTGAAATTTTAAACTATCCCCTTCTTCTAAAACTAGTGTGTTATTAACAGCATATTCTGTGTTATTAGCTGGAATAATAATATGATAAAACTTATAATCAGTTGATGCAGAGCTATCTCGTACATAAAGATTAACCTCTGTAGATGATCCTATATCGTTAGCTAAAGTTATTTCCTTAACTATTGCTCTTGATGATGCATCAATCGTTAACACTGTTGTAAGTGTGGATGTCGTCAAATCATATCCTTGTACTTTATAAACTATGGTCATGTGGTTGTTATTGTAACTAACGCTACACTTGTAGCTATTTGAGTTCCTACAATTAATGCTCCGTTTGAAGGATTTGTTTGAGTACTTCTTCTACCTGTTCCTATTAAAAACCAACTTAAAGTTTGTAAGTCTTCTTGAATTTCATCGTTAAAACTTGTGTTTAATTGATTTTGTAAAGTCTCTAACGCTTGGTTAATTTGTCTAAAATTATTAACCGTGTAAGGATCTTGTGGTTCTGGTATAAGAATATTTATTTTAGCCATTATGTTTGTGGAGCACTTCCGCCTCTACCGTCTGGTTGTATATCTAGTCTAAATATACCATAACGCCAGTTGTCGTTAAGTGCATCGTTTTCAATTTTTATTGACGCAAGTCTTCCTCGCGCGCGCGTGTCTATCTTATCTGTTGTTGAAGATACTGTAAAGGGACCTATAGTTGTTTGTCCCTGAGCCGTGGTTGAATCTGCGGGATAAGCTTTAAAGAATAAAGTTACTTTTGCATTACCATCTATGTATTTAAAGTCAGGTATAAATCTTCTAATCTTAATAAAGAATTCACCATCTCCCTCTATATCAAGATCAAAGTCTCCTGATCTTATAAATGAAGATATAACAACACTTGTTGTATTTGTGCTTGTTAAATTAATAACTTCATTCACACCTACTTCATGTGCAAATACATAACTACCTCCATTACTAATACCGTTTACTATAGGAGTATTTGGAGTCAAAGTGCTTATATATTTAGTAGCACTTGGATATTCTAATACATGAGCATCTTCATATGTTGTTCTTGCAAGAGAACCTGTTGTCCATGTTTGAAGTTCGTAATTATAAGTAACAACTCTATCTATTTCTGTTGAAGATGCTTGTGGATAGAACCAGTTAATTTCTGTAAATAAACTATTGTGTCCTGCAAATACTGTTTCACCATTTGTAAAATTAAGTCCCAAAGCATCTCCTGTTGTAGTAAATACAAAGTTCTCAACTGAAGATGGTAATGTTTTAACGGTTCCATCAAATACAAAGAAATTACCAGAATCACCCATCCAATACACAGCACCGTCTACAAAGACTGCTGCGTGTTGTCCAATGCAACCACAGTTAGATCCAACTTGACGTATACTAAATGTAAATGGTGGTCCTACAAACTGCATTGTGTAAGCTGCTTCATCTGTAAGGATAAGCATATAATCTTTACCTTTAACAGCAGCTATAATTCTACTACCATTATCTAATCTAAATGTCCCTGCTGTGTTTGTAGAAGTTGGTTCATATACTTCAATATCTTCTTGATCTGAAAATCTTATAAACATTGGATCTTGAGTCGCAACGTTTCCAATAGAAGTTTCTGTTCCAAAATGAATCAAATGTCTATCTCTGTCCGATACCCTTGTTAATACTGTTGCTGTAGGGTTATTTGGCACAAGAGCTGCTCTTGTGCTTACTCCTGTTCCTGCAGTAGGAGCCCATGAAAAAGTTTGTCCATCTTTAATTGTTGCAATTAACAATTCTCCAAAATTATCTAAAGACCAGTTACCGGCTTCAATAGTTGTATTAGAAACTGTTCTTGAAGTTCCCCAAGTATCTAATCCCCATGTTCCTGCTCCCCATCCATAACCAAGTGTCGCTGCTAATGGTCCAACGATAACATATGGATTTGTTGTAAGTGATCCACCTGTAGTAACTCCTGTCCCTGTTTCTGTAACAGGCATAGTAATTGTAAATGTATTTGCAGTTGGTACTGTTTTAACCTCAAAAGAATTAGTTTCAAAATTTGCAGTTGTAAAACTTGTTGTAGTTGGTCCTGGTGTTGTTACAGATGAAAATTTAATTAAATTTCCAACAAGTAAATTATGTGCATTTTTATTAATTGTAACTGTTGCAGATCCCGTTGTTGATGTATAAGTACAACTTGTTAGTGCTGTGCTTAATGGTGTAATGTCATAAAATACTTCATCAAAAAGAACATATAAAACTTTATTTGTTCCAATAACCACATAACGTCTACCTGTTAAATCAAACCAAGAATGTATATCTCTAGCTGCTCCTACTAATATAGATGAATTAATCTGTTCCCAACCACCTATCTTTTCAGGTGATCCGTATTGAAAACGAACATTATCTCCATCAATCCAGCGTCCTTCTGCTTGAGATGCTGTATCGTTCTTATCAAAGCCTGGAGGTAAAGGTATCTTTTTTAATGGCATATTTATGCCTATTATAACACTATTTTTTAGGTAAGATAATATTCCACTCTAGCTTAGATACCAATTGCTCTAATTCAACAACTTTTAATTGATGTTGTTTTATATATGAATGAAGTTCTTCTATATCTACAAGTATCCATTTGGATGTAGTTTCAAATACCATTTTATCAGCTTTAGTTTTAAATGAGCCTTTTTTAGATAATTCTTTACTTAAAGGTCTTAAATCAAATTTAAATTCTTGATTAGATTTATTTTTTAAAATACCAGAAACATCCCATAGTTCTTCTTTTTTTTGTTTAGAGGTTGCTTCAATTGGATTTATTAATTGATCTATAAATTTCAAATTTTTGAATTTATTTCTTTAACTAGTTTTAATTTTAAATTGACTATTTGTAATAAATATTTATCATTTATTTTAGAAATCTCATCTATGGTGACTTGTAATATTTCTATTTGAGATTTTAAATGTTCATTCATACTTTTTTCACTGTTAATTAAAATATTTAAAGATTTATTTTTTTCTTCTAATAATTCTAATTCTTTTTTATTTAATGTAAGTTGTGATTTTAAATCATCTTCTGGATAAGAAATCATTTTATATTTTTTTGTTAATGTTTAAATTTAATACTGTATTTTTTTCTCCTATTATACCATAAGGCATAGTGCTAAACATTAGATTATAATGTGTTTTATTAGATTTATTTAAACTAAATTTAAAATTTATGTTACTTTGAAAAATTATCAAATAATTTTTTTTAGTTTGTAATGCGAAATTATCCATATTAAGTTCATTATAACTTTTTATCTTTGGATCAAATCCGTTTTTTTCTTTATTAAAAACAACAGTAGGATGATTTCTTTCTTTTTGAAAAAATAATACCCCTGTCAATATTGAATTTGATTGATTTATAATTTCGGTATCTTGATTTGGTTTTATTTTATTAAACCAAGAATTAACAATAATTGTTTTGGTTTCCCATAACATTATTTTTTGAGTAAAATAATCTAGTCCTTCTTGTAGTGTATTTTTTAAAAAAGAAATTTTTGAATTGTCTAAAACCTTATTATATATTGAACTTTCACCTTTAGAATTATTTTTTTCATATTTATCTGTGATTGGATCTTTAAACATTGCTTCGTATTCTAAAATTTTTGAATAGTTTAAAATGTTTTTATTTTGAGAATCATTCATTTTTAATTCTATTGATGTTAATGTTTTTGGAAAAAAATGTAATAGTTCCATATTATTTAAATATTTTATTTTTAAAAGAAACAGGTAAACCTAAATGAGGCCTACTGTCATATTTTTCTGAATTTGTTTTAACGTTATTAAAATGAACAAATAATTGAGTATGTGTATCAAACGGGTTTTTATTTCTCCAATGTTCAAGATCGCATCCTTTATAAATTAAAAGATCTCCTTTTTTTAAATTAACTTCTATATCTTTTCCTTTAGAATTTAAAAATATAGGCCATTCATTATCATCTAGATTTAATGTACCTGATATTTCACAAGAAAATCTATCTTTATGTTTTTCTAAAACAGAACCTTTTTCATAAATTCTTAAATAAGTATAGTTTTCAATTAACTCTAAACCTGTTTCTTTTTCAAAGATCGGTTTTAATTTTAAAAGTATTGAATCTCCTAAAACATCACCATATATAACAAATGTATTTTGGTTACTTTGGGAATCACCAAATGCTCCGTGATCCATATTAAATGGAGAAATATATCTATGTTTACTATAAGTTTTTAATACCTCTGATTTTAAATCAAAATATTTTTTTACTAATTCCATAGTTTCTTTAGTAAAAACAGATTTTACAATTTTATACTTATTTTTATTAAATTCTTTCATTTAAAATATTTTATATATAATAATTTATTTATTGTAAAGGATTTCCCGAAAGCCATTTTACTAAACTTAATCTTTTTCCTTTTGTTACAGGGGTAACTCTATGCCAAATATCTGATGGAAATACACAGACTGAACCTTTTTCAAGAATATCAGTACATTTGTAAATTTTTAATTTTCCATGTTCAATTGTACAAAATTCTAATATACCTCCTTCATAATCTTTTGGATCCGAAAGAGAAACTGTTAAAGAAAGTTTTCTATTAGTTCCATCTAACCTTCCACCAGTATTTTTAGGTTCTACCGCTCTATCTTGATGCCATTCATAATGTTGATTTATTCCATATTCAGTAAATTGAATAAATTCTCCACAATGCCATTGTAAATGCCAGTTAGCTTCACTGTTTGCAACGTTAGCAACATCGTTCAATTCTTTATGAATCCATAAATCATCTAACCAAATTATATTTGAATCTCTTTGTTTATTTAATTTTTTATTATTTCTTTTTTTAAAAACTGTATGATCTTCTATTGATCCAAGAGTTTGTCCTTTTTTTACCTCTCCTAAAGAATAAGCATATTTTATTACATCATCACAAAAGTTAAGAGGAAGTATTTTTTTAAAAGCCCAATAAATATATTTGTTAGATTTCATTTTACACTAAAGTATGATTAAGATTAAAAGATAATGCATATTTTGGTTTATTAAAAATATTTCTATCTGTTTTATGATTTAAAAAACTAGAAAAAATAACAATCTTTCCTTCTTCCGGTGTAATTTCTTCATTAATTTCTGGGAAATATAATTTTTGACTATGATCATTTAAGTAAATAACACCAGAAATGTAATTCGGTAAATGAGCATGTAGTTTTGTTCTATTACCAATCCCTTCTTTTAATCCCCAACATTCACAAAAATTATAACTTTTTATAAATTTAATACTATCTAGTTTATCAAAAATTTCGCATAAAATTATTCTAAACTGAAAATCTTCATTAAAATAATTCCAACTAGTCATATACCCTTCTACATTTGTTCTAAAGTTTAAAGAAGAATTTTCTTTTATTCCCTCTTCAATTTTAGAAATAAAATATTTATAATTAAATTTTAAACTGCCTACAATAAAAATATAGTCTTGATATATTTTTGAATGAATTTCTTTATTAATTTTAATCATTTTTGACTAAAATCAATAGCATTATTTATATGATATGTAAATATTTTATACCCAAGAAAGTGTATTAGAATTCCAAATAACTTTTACTTTATCTGTTATAGATCTTGTTGCTTCCCATTGTTGAGCTTCTTCATTCCATTTTAAATCAACAAAAGTATGTGGATTATTTAAATCTTCAGGATTTTCATAATTTAAATTAGATGGTTTAGCTATTGGTGCATTCCAATCTCCATTATTATCTAATGTCCAACTTAGATAAGGTTGTTTAGCTACAAACATATTTAAACTTTCGTTATAATATGTTCCAAAACCAGCCAATCTTTTTCTAAATTTTCCTGAAAAAGATGTTTGTTTCCATTTAAATCCACCAAATAAATTTTTACAATAAACTTCTCCATCTGGATGCATGTCATTTTCTCCTAATGGACCATTTGAAGTAGGTACATCGTTACCGATTAAAACTACTCTTAAAACTTTATTTTCGTCATTTAATTCTGCAAAACTAGCCATAATTATAATGTAATTGTTCCTGATACTGTAAAAGTTAATAATTTATCACCACTTGGGGATAATGTTGTAACTGTATTTGTTCCTGGACTAACTGATAAAGTAGCAGGCGCTGTAGCTGCAGGGACTCTTAAATATACGACCCCACTTCCACCAGTTCCTCCGGTAGCATCCGGATTACTTCCTCCACCACCACCACCACCTTGATTTGCTCCTCCAGGAGTTCCACTATTTCCACTAGGGCCACCACTGCCACCACCGCCAGATCCCCCTGATCCACCAGATCTTCCACCATTATAGACTCCACCTCCTCCACCACCACCTCTTGTAATGGATGAATCTGTTATAGAGTTATCTGCCCCTGATCCACCTGGACCTCCTCCACCTCCGTGGTCAGACCTAGTTCCAACTGATCCAGCACCACCTCCTCCTGAACCTTGATGGTTGTCTCCTGAGTCAGAATCTCTTGGAGCAATACCACTAAATCCTTGTGAAGGTGATGTATTAGGAGTGTTTCCTATTCCCCAAAACGGAGCAGGAACTCCTTTATAAGTTGATGCTTGTTGGTGAGTTCCACCACCACCAGATCCACCATCTGAATAAAAACCTGTTGGAGGATAAAGCGGAGCTTGTGGAGTAGTAGGACCTCCTCCTGATCCACCACCACCTGATGAAAAAGTTTCAACTGAACTATCTTGTCCTCTTCCATTAGGATCTGTTCCTGGTGCACCTTGACCTATTGTAACAATTGATCCACTTCTTATAGTTATTTTTGTTCCACCTGGAAACGAAGTTCTATATCCACCAGCTCCTGCACCACCACCTGGCCATGGAGCTCCTCCACCACCTCCAGCGATAATTAAATAATCCATATCTATGGGTTTACC